CACCCGCATGGGATTACGCGGTGTCGTGGGTCAACCGCTTGATCGGGTTCGTGCCCGCATCCAAGAGGTCGCCGTCGCCGCGGTAGAACGCCAGGAACGCCACGACGCCCAGCTCGGCGTACCGCTCGTCGAGCCTGACCAGCGTGATATCCCGCACGTCCCGGATGATGTACTTGCTGAAATCCCCATACAGCATGGACGTGGTCAGCGAGCCGATATCGCCGACGTCCTGATTGATCGTGTAGGGATCGCCGTCAATGGTGTTTGGCTCGGCCATCGCCATCCCAGGCCGCCACAGCGGTTGCCCCGCCGTGTCACCCGAAAACTGGGGAATCTTGATTTTCTTCAAGGCCGCCAGCGTCGAATCGTTGAACATGAACCGCGCCCCGCGGGCCCGGTACGCCGGGTCGACCGAGTGCTTCAAGTCAACAATGTTGTCGTGCGTGATGACCGTGATACTCGTCGCCGTAACGCCGTCCGGTGCGGCCGTGACGACCCCGTTGGGCTGCGCCGACCCCGTGCCCGTGGTGAAGTGGGTATTGGTAATCCGGCCGATGCGCTCGCCGAGAATCTCGCCGATCCGCACTGCCGCGTTGACCGCGTTGTCTTGGATGTATTCGACCGACATCCCGACGCGGCGGCTGGTGTATTTGAAGCTCCCAAGCACCAGCTGGGTGAACTGCACGTCCAGCTCGGTATGCTCGAGTCCCTCACCGAGGAGCGCGCCGGTGTTACTCGTATCGTCGATCATGGGAATCGGCAGCGAGGCGCCGCTATTCGTCCGCATGATCGTCGAGACCTGACGCATACCGCCGAAGGCTAGAAGGGCCTTTTCCAGCGGCCGCATCATCTCGTCAGGCACCGTGAGATGGCCGCCCAGGTCAGGCGACACCACGTCGACCTGCGTCAGCCGCTGCTCCCAGTCGCGCACGTCATCGCGTTGAAGCGACGTCAGCGCTTGACCAGGCAATCGCAGATTCAGCTCGCGCTGCGCCAGGCCGATACCGACCCGCTCAGCCGCCTGCCGATGACTGTCGGTAATCATCTCGCGGGTCTGGAGCGACCCAGAGGCGAGCCAGCCTTGAAGCGCCAGCGACCGATCCGCGGACGTCGGGCCCTTCTGTCGGGTCGACGGGGTCGTGACCTTGTTCGGGGTCGACCGCCGCTCGCGGAGTTCATCCGCCGCTTCGAGCGACCGTTCATACTTGTCGAGCTTGGCCATCCGGTCGATGTCTTGGCTCAGCGACTCCACCGAGGCCATCAGCTCATCAAACTTGGCCTCGTCGTCGCCTTGCCACTCGCCATCATGCTCGGAGTAGACCCGCTCGCGGATTTCGGTCGCTGCCCTGACCTTGTCCCGCTTTTCTTCGAGTAAAGCGTTGATATCCATTGCACCCTCAGAGGATCCGAGGGTGCGCTGTCGGCACACACCACGGACCAAGTTGTGATCCATCTGTGGTGCTGCGCCTAGCGTCTAGGGGCCGCGACCGCGTGTTCTCAGTTGTCGTCAGCCACGGCCCCGCGTCGGGGTGAGCGTGACAGACTCAGAAGCTATCTTACCAAACGGAGACGGTAATCGGTATCCTCCCGTTTCGTGTCGCGCTTCGAGACGACCTCAATCGACGTCTGCGGATAGGCCGGAAACGCCACCGGCGAGACCTCGACATAGCGCATGTCGAGCACATCCCGATGGGGCGTCCCGTCCTGCATACGCCAGTCGTCCGTGAGCGCCTCGAAGGCGAACGACATGCCCACGACGTCCCGCCGTTGGATGCTCTCGACGCGAGACGCGGCAGACGTGGGAGGATCAATTTCGACCGCAACCCCAGCATCCGTGACCCGCGTGCGCAGCGTGCCCGCGCTCAGCCGGCCGATCGGCTCGGCCTGGTCATGGGACCAGAGCGCCCTGACGTCGACCTGTTCGGTCGCGTTGCGATTGACCGCCGCCGCCTTGATGACCTCGCGAAACCCCATATCCTCGGACGGCTGGTCAAACACAATCGCCAGCCCGCGCAGCGCACCGGGACGCACGGCTCGGGATTCGGGCCGGTCAAGTGGCGTGCCAGTCATCCACGTCCGGCACTCGGTCGCGCACACCTCGCACAGTGGCATCGACCGGAGCAGGCGCGTCGACGGCCTGCCGCACGTCTGGCACGCGTCAGTGCCGCCACCAGCCCAGCGCATCAGGCGTGCCGCGGCCTCGGTGACGTGCTCAGGCCGCTGACACCGGGTCCGGCCGTCGTTCCACTGGGTCATCGCATATTCGATCATCGGCCTCTATCTCAGCGACCACGGCGTACGGCCGCTCGCGTTCCCATGTGTCAATGGCGCGTTCAGCGACGGCCGCGCAGTCGTCAGATTCGAGCGCCGGCGAGAGCGACTCGCCGAGCGTCCCCAGGTGCCTCGACGCCACAAGCTCCGCATGTGACCGCACATCAACCGACGACGGGGCGCCACCGTCCCCAGCCAGGAGCGCCCGAACCACCGGCATGAACGCCTCGGTATACACCGGTAGTTTCGTCTCGACGTAGCCGGGGAACCACTCGCGGAGCTTGTCCCGATTCGTCTGCCGCCGCTTCACCGCGTCGCGGTCTATCCTGGCCAGCCGCTCCGCGACACCGGCCAGCAGCTCGTGGTGCGCATCCCGGAGCGGGATATTGCGTGGTGCCGGCTCGTCGTCATCGTCCGGCTCGTCGTCTGGTTCGGGTTCGTCGGGGGCCGCGACGACGGGCGCCGGGGGCGGGGCCACCTGTGCGTCGATGATGTCGTCCATCCGGTCAGCCGGCACCATCGCGCCCTGGACCAGGTATTGATCGCCCTGGGTCCCGCCCTGAGGATTCATGTCTTCCAGGTCGCGGATCTCGTTCGCGCTGATGACCCCATGCGCCCGATACGTGGTCAGCGCATCCGCACGGCTTTTCATATCGCCGCGCAGGAACCCTGCCACGTTGTGCTTCCAGAACTCGATCCCCCACTCGCTACTGTGAATTAACTTCTTGGTTAATTCCTCTTCCCAGCTCGTCACCCAGGTCAAGATGGGGCCCTTGTAGTAGTCAAGGCTCGCCATCTCGACACTGGCGTAGGACACGGCCCCAGGCGTGTTCAGCTTGAGCTTGTAGAGCGGCATGTTCAAGAACCGCGCGACTTCGGTCACCTGCTGGTCCCGGAGCTCGGTCATCTGCGCGTCGGTCGGACTGGTGCCGGTCTCGTGGAAGGTCCAGTCCGAGCCGATAACCAGCATCCGGAACGCTTGGTCAGCCTTGGCATGGAGCGCCTCGACGCGGTGCATCACGTCTTTAGCCTGCTCCTCGCTCACCATGTTCATGTCGTTCTTCAGCACGCCGCCGAAGCGTGTCCCATGCCCGAAGAACGACGCGGCGAATTGCTGGCTCGCGAGACACAAACCGAGCGCTTCCCGGGCGACCGCGACCAGATTGATCCCCGTCGCACCGTCGTCGCTCAGTGACCGCAGGTGGAACATATCCTGACCGCCTAGGACCGTCGGCCCGCCGTCGATCCGATACCGAAGCTCGCCCCTGACCCCAGACGGCGCCCCCGGCTCGGACCCATCGGGATAGAACGGCTGGACCCGCTGTGGGTGGAGTGGCCACAGCGCGCGCGGGCGCCCAATCCCATCGCGCACAATCTCAGCGTAGCCGTTGCCATAGACCAACGCGTGCATCGTCACGGTGCGCCGGAACTCCAGACTCGTGGTCTCGGGATTCGGCGCATACCGCATCATGCGGTGCTTCGCGTCGTCCGTCTTGACCTCTGACCCACCGACACCCTTGATGCGCTTATGCAGGTTCAGGGGTAGCTTGGCGATGTCACTGCTCAGCTGATTGACGCCGTCGTAGAAGGCCGCGCAGGTAAACGCCGTCACCTCATTAACGATCGGGCCCGCCAGCGTGGCGCCGCCCCCGCCGAACAGGCGCGCGAGCGCAGGGTCCTTCAGCGAGTAGCGCTTCGCCAGCCAGCGGCCGAGACGGTCAAGCAACGTAGATTCCCACGGACGCCATGCGCGGCGGCATCAGGAGTAGACCTTTGAGCGCCATGATGGCCGCGACCCCGCCGTCAATGTGCTTCGAGACCCGTTTGGGCTTCACTGGCCTAATTCTACCCGCATCGTCACGCTTGATTGCGAGATTTTCCACATGGTGCCGAAGGACGCGGTGCCCGTCATGCTGCACGCGGCGCCCCTTCACGAGCGCTTCAAACACTTGGCTCGGCTCGGACAGGTGCGTGTAGTTCTGTGGCACCTCGACGACGCGCATCCCCGCCCGGTCCCGCAACTGGGTCGCGATGTCCGTCGCGAACGCGGGATCATAGGCCATGAGTCCCTGCTTGAGCATCGGATATTGGGGCAGGATGACGTGGACGATATCCTCGTAGACGCGCGAGTAGTCGATGGTGGCACCCTCGGTCACCGTGATGAGACCCTGCTCATGCCAGACCGCATAGGGCACCTTGTCTTCGCGCTCATGCTGGCGCATGGTCTCTTCCGGGATCCAAAAGTACGGCCGTAGAATCAGCTCGTAGTTGAGGTCGACAGCCTTCCCCACGCCGGCGCCCGTCTCGCTCCTGTCACGAACAACCACCTGGTCCGGCTCCTCGAGCATCCGGCGGAACGCGACGACAACCGCGGTCAGGTCCCACTTTTGCGCCAGGTCCAACCCGGCCGACGCGTCGAGACCGTCGACAGACTCGGGCGGGACCGTGCACGCGTCCCACCACTCCACGGGGATCCAGGCCGTCGCCTGATTCACCCAGCGATTACAGTGGAGCTGTAGAAAGCTATTCCGCTTCCGCGGTTCGTGCTGAGCGGCCGCTGATTCGGTCTCGAAATACTCGGCCCGCATCGTGACGCCGTAACCGGGATTGACCCGCTTCCATGTCTCCTCGGACGTCCAATCGTCGGACGGGGTCGCCTCAAAAATCATGGGCAGATACGACGGGTCATCAACCGTTCCGCTGAGCACACTCCGCGCATAATCCCATTCCTCGTAGCAGATCGATTCGTCGTCGTCGCCCGCGGTCGTGATCATGACCAGCAGCGGCTGCCGCCGCTTGCCCATGCCGCGATACAGCGTGTCGTAGAGGTCGCGGTTGGGCTGGGCGTGGAATTCGTCAAACACAATGACATGGGGCCGGAACCCGTGCTTGGTCGACGCCTCGCTTGAGAGCACCTGGAAGTACGCCGTGCCGTCGACGGCCTTGATGCTGTCCCGATAGACCTCGAAGGCGCCGGCCCACGCCTCGTTGCGCGTGACCATGATCTTCGCCGAGTCAAACACAATCCCGGCCTGTTTCCGGTCCGCCGCCACGGCGTAGGCTTCCGCGCCTGGCTCCGAGTCAAAAAACGCCCCGTAGAGCCCCAGGCCCGCACCGAATGGCGACTTCCCATTACCCTTGGGCACCGCCAAAAACACCTTCTGAAACCGCCTCAGCCCGTCCGACACCTTTCGCCAGCCAAACATGGCCCGGACCAGCGCATCCTGATACGGTAGGAGCTCGAAGGGTTTCCCGTTCCACGCGCCGATGTGGTGCTGCAGGCACTGTGGGAAAAATTCCGCAGCATGGGACGCGGCGGCGGCATCGAAGTAGAACCGGCCGTCAGGGGTCTCCCAGCGGCCACGCTTCCGCACACAGGGGATCTCGAGCGCCGTACCTGGCCAGCGCTCAGCCGGAGCCTTCCCCTTCCCCCACCATGGCGTGACACGTGGCATCTAGACCGCTTTCAGCATCGCCACGTAGGCCGCGCCCTTCTTCTCAGCCGATTTCTTGACCGCCCCACGGGCCGCCCGGACCGCCCCCCGCGTCGTCGGAGTCAACCCACACTCACGGCGCATCTTGTTCGCCTGGTCCGTGAACTTGTGCACTAGCACATACAGGTTCTGTTTCGCCCGTTGCTCAGCCGTCGACACGGCGTAGAGCGCCTCGATCTCGCGCAGGCGCCCGACCGACCGACAGTAATCCCCGAATGCGGATAAATCCCCATCCGTCACATACCCGTGCTCGCAGACAAAATCAATCAGCGCGTCCCACTCAATCCGAGCCTCGCCGGCCAGATCCGGGGGCGCTTCCCTGTCCTTCGCGATCTCCACGTCCGGTTCGTTGTAGTTGACCCGACTTGGCCGCGTTTCCCCCTTCGCGAACTGCGTGGTCGCCGAGTCCTTCGCCGTCCCTTGCCTTCCCATAAAAGTCCTTTAAAAACTCCCGTTCGCGGTATCGGTAGTACTCACTCATGCTCTGGCAACCCAACTCCGCCGCCTTGCGCTCACT